TCAGTAGCTCACCTCCGTTCCATCGGCGATAGCGTCGATTTTCCCCGCCACCCGGATAATCTCATCCTGGATAGCATTCAGCTGGGCGGCAGTGATAACCGTTACGTTATCCTCGTACACCACTTTTTCAAGCGCCATTTTCAACCACCTCCACATAGGTTCCCACCAACGCACTCAAGGCATGGTATACGGGGTTCCCGGTATCTCGGGTGCACCTGTACAGGATACCGCCCTGGGTGTAATACTTGCCGTTTTCCAGGGCCATGTTGCCGCTGTACGGGATGGGATCGTATTTCGTCCCATCGTGGGACTCGCAGATTTCCTCCCAAAGACTTTCCGTGCCGGTCATGCCAGGTGCCCAGCTGTCCTGAGAGGTATGCTCCTGCCGCAGCTTGTACAGCTTGCCGCCCCGCACCACCTTGTAGCCCACCGGGCAGCCGTTGGCGGCGGTGTAGGCTTTCCCGCTTTCCCATTCAGGGTAGTAATAGATCATGCGCAGCGCCATTGCATCGTCCACGTCCATCTCGTTGACATGCTTCCGCATTAGCCTGTCTTGACAGATATACATTTCACTCCACCTCAATCAAACTCCCCACACAGCGATACATTTTCAGCGCAGAAATCGTTAAGGATAACGCACTAAAGGCGATATACCCTGTTATTGGAGATTTCCAAAGCACATACGATGTATCCGAAGGTGACATGAGACCACCTTTGGTCCCAATATTTCCGTCGAAGTTTTTATTTGCATTAAACAGCGGGGTATAGACTACGTTTAACGGATTGCCGTTCATTGAATTTATTGCATACACCACCTCGGCCTCGATTGGAATCAGTTGCGTTGCGGACCATCCGTTATATCCCTCTAAGACACCCATGTTATAATACTGGTTTTCAATGTTTTGGCCCACATCCACGAGATTTTGCTTGATAATTTTTATCCCGTCAGTGCCGCCCCGGGGGAGCGCTTCCACCGCGAGCCTAAATCCAGCAGGGAATGCGAGTTGGTCGGTTGTGCCGCCTTTAGCCCTAATGGCTCCGGCAATCTCCGATAGCCCCGCGTCAAGCTGTGCGCTATCTACCATTTTATCGTATGCCATCAGTAATTACCTCCCGCCCACGTTGGCAGCGCTCTCAGCGTCTCCGCTACAATCTCCGCCTTATCCGCATCCGTCAGAGTATATGCAGGGCCTGGATCGCCGGGCTTGCCGGGTGCTCCGTTTTCGCCCGGTGCGCCCTTGAGATCAGCCAGCGCGATCACGTTCGCCCACGTCTTGCCGTCGGCGGAGAACTGAATATAGCCACCCTCCACCCGCATGGACGCAGAGGCCGCCGGGTGCTCCGCCAGGTAATCCTCCACGGCCTTGGCGATATCCTCCGGGGAGACGGTGGAAAGCTCGTTGAGCTTGGCCATGATCTGCGCATATACGTCCTCTGCCGGGGCGGCAGGAGCGCCGCCGGGAGTAAGCACGGAGGACAGCGCCAGAAGCCGGGCCGCCCGGGACGTGTGGATATCTCCGGCGTACAAGCCCACGGACACCCAGCCGGATGCAGTCAGCACCGGCAGGGCCGCCGTACTACCGGTGAACACCACGTCCTGATAGCTCCCGTCCGCCAGATTCACTCGCATGGTCTTGGTGTCGTAAGGCGTCCATTCCTCGTCCAGGCCCCACACCACCGTGTAGTCGCTGTTGTTGCAGATAATCACGCCCTCGCCCTCGGCGCACTTGTCGCGGACTTTGATTTTGATTTCGGGCATATACTCCCTCCTTATGCCGTCCTGCGCCATGTGTACACGGCCAGGTACGGCGGCATATTGTTGTGGGCCTGGCCCCCGCAGTTGGACGTGGCCTTGCCCGTGTAAGCGTTGTACTGGGTACTCGCAGCCTCATACAGGCGGATGGCGTTGACGCCTTCCGTAATGCTCTGGCCCGTGTAATCGTAGCCGTGAGTGTGGTTTGCCATCTCCGCCGCCGTCAGGATGTGCTCCTCCTCGCCGCCCGTGCTTCCCGCCGCATGTGCGTCGCCAGCCGCCAGAAGGAACACGTCCTTGATCTGCTCCCACATCCCGCCGAACAGTTCCGCTGGGGATGTGGGGTCCGTGGACTGGTAGATGCTGCCGACGGGGTGGAGGTAATCCAATAGAGATTTCCCCAAATACAGGATAGGCCATTTGAACTCTACCACCTTTTCGTGTTCGGCCACGCCGCCGAAGCAAACCCCGGGCAGGGTAAAACTCATGTTCATCGGGACCGAAACGGTGGGAATGGTGATCTCCCGCGTTACCGTGGTGCCCAGGGAATCCGTAGCTTTAACCTGTACAACGCTGGTCGTGTCCGTGCCAAAGGCAACCAGATACACAGTCTTTGCACCGCTGGTCTGGTCGGTCAGAGTGGATGCGCCGGTAATCTCCACAGATGCCTTGTTCCCGGTCAGCTGGAGGGACAGGGTGAACGTCAGTTTGATGTCCGCGCCCATGGAATTTTCCGTCCACACGTTATTTGCGTAAGAGCCGCGCACAAAGGTCAAATCCTGGACCCCTGGGCCGCTGTATGCGTTCACAGCGATGTTCTGGGTAACAGATGCCGTGCGCCCTCTGCTGTCCGTGACGGTGGCTACAACGGCCATTGTGCCGCTTCCTGTAAGGGCATTCGCCCCGTCCGAGCTGGCGGCTTTTCCGCCGATGGTCAGAGATTTGGCCTTGATGGTGCTGCCGTAAGACCCAGCAGCGGAAAACGTGGCTTTTAGAGCGCTCTTGCCCTGCACCCAGCCGTATGTAGGTTGATACCCAGAGGTGTCGGATAGACTCACGGACAGGGTGGGTTTTACCGATGCAGGGATGGATGCCGTCAGTGTGGTAGTATTGGTGCCCACCACGGCGTCCCCGTTGTAGGTGGTGATCTCCGCCGCGATGTTTACGGAGATTCCAGACGTATTCTGCGCGGCCCAATCCAATGGCGGCGTATACGATATGGATGTGGCGCCGGATTTTGTCACCACAGTTACCTGTGCCGCAGAGCCACATTTGAGCTTGATGGTGTGCGTAAAAGTGCTCACGGCCCGGGTCACTGCAAGCGTACCGGCAGAACCCAGCACAAGCCCGGTCGCTGAAACGGAAGATGCCCGGGGGATATCCGGGAGATTGACCGTGCCGGAAACCGTCAGGCTCGACGGCGTGTAGGATGATGTAAATCCGCTGTGCCAGTCCGCAGAAAGCACCACAGACCCCTTGCCCATATTGTTATGAGCCACGGTGATGGACTTGCCGCCCAGCTTGTACCAGCCCCTGGAATTGTACCGGTACGGGTTATACACCTTGGTGCCTTGCAGAGTGTAATAGCAACTATTGGCATCCAGGTTGTAGCTCTCGCCGGTGCCGTCATAGATGTACAGCGTCAGGGACAGTGTGGACTTGTTGTCCGCGATGCTCTGGGATACGCTGTAATCCAGCCGCAATTGCCAGCCGGTGGAAGATTTTGCGCCGTAAATGCTTGCCATCAATTCACCCCCACGAAGGACACGGAACCGTTAGGCTGTACGACAATGCCCATAGGCCCCAGGCGGAACTTGCTCAGTTCCACCAGCTCAAAACTATTATTATTCCAATATGCCAGAAGGGTCCCAGAAGTATCATAGAATCCGATTTTGTCGTTGTACTCTTTCAGCACAATTTCCGACGCAGAGGACCCGATACGCAGCACCGGATGGCCGTCATCGTCGATACTGGCGTCGATGAAGTCCGAAAGCGTCTGGCCGTTGACGGTGACTCTTTCTGCGGACATTTGCCCTGCGGTAATGACATTTGCGTTGATCTCGCCGTCCATGGTCAATGCAACACCGGAAATTGTATTTCCGCCGTCCTTGGAGAATCCCAGCCCACCTGTGGACATAATCCACATCCGGGTATTGGGCGTAATGGTGGGCGTATCTCGCAGGGTCCACCCGATGGGAAAGCCCTGATCGTCCAGAGTCAGTTCATAATACCCGCCCTTTGCCCCGATGATCTTCTGCGTGGCGTTCTGCATGGCCTTGGTAAGGCTCTCATAAGCCCGCTTAATGCGCTGCTCTGTGGGACTTTCCATGGCGTAACCCGCGTCCTGTGGGGCGTAACTGTGCATCGTAGAGGACAGGCCGCCGTACAGGTGAATTTCCTGCTCCATAACGCACACGTCCAGCCATTCGCCGGTATCACCCTCCACTTGGATGACGTCGCCAACCTCAACAGACGGGTCGCAGCGCCATTTTACATCGCAGGGCTGGAAGGATATCTCTACCTCCGGCTGAATCAGGTCTGCAACGGCCTGATTCATGTAAGGGTTTGTGGACGTAATGCCCAATCCGGTGCCGGATGTAATGGGTTCATCTTCCGTTCCGGTGGTGAGACTGGATACCGTGTACAGGCCGTCTGCCGTGCGGGTCAGGCCGGACATGTACTGTTGGTCCCGGCCAACCTGGAAAGTAGTCTTTGCGTACCACTTGAACACTAGATTGCCGTCCCGGTCGAAGTGCGCGGACTGCCCGCACAGTCCAGCCAGCCACCCCAGCTGCTGTCGGATGGTCCCCTCAAACACAGACTCGATTGTCATGTCCGGGAAAGTCACCGTTGGGGGAGTCAGGCCGCTTTGCGCACACAAGTCCGTCAGCATAGCGTCTGGCGTGGCGGGGAACTCAATTTTCGGGGTGTACTGCTCCGTCAAGGATGCCATCTGGTCATAGCCGGTGATTTCCCAGCCATACGCCAAATTTTCTACGCCGTCTGCGGGGATGTAGTATCGGCCCAGGGGGACATATTCCACGCCGTCCGCAGAGCCGCCAGAAGTGCCCACAACAGCCTTTCCGGCTACGGCAACACCGGCCACGGCGGAAGTGTCTCCGCCGCCTGTATAAATTCCGATATACGGCACAAAGTACCCGCCGGACAGCCTCAGCGGCTCATCCGGCTTGTAAATGCGGATTTTGCACCGCCCGGAACAGCTGGAACCGATGGAAATACCATCCGAGGAGTCAAACGCCGGTGTTGCGGTGATCTCCTGAACGTAGTTTCCGTCAAGCTCCGTCTGCCCGTTAAAAATTACCTTGGCCTTGATCTCGCGGCCATAATCCGCAAAAGCGGCGTGAAACGCGGTGGAGACATTGTACATGGCGTCACCTCTCCACGAAGTTCATGGACAGACTTTCCCATCTCCATTCTCCATCGATGCAAGAATACATAGGCGTAGTCCGGTCGCCCACATAGCACGTCATAGTGCGGTTCGTGCCGTCCTCTGCATCTGGCCCTGTCGCCCGGAAAAATACGTCCGTGACGGCTTTCAGTATTGTGGAGCATTGTTCAGCAGTCAGAGGGGGCCATTCCATGGTCCACTTCCGTTTCCTGGCCACCCTGTCGCGGAACGCATCACCATTCTGGTTTCTTCCGGAACCGTCTGCATCTACGTCCTGCAAGCCCCAGGAAAAAGATTTGGGGTCAGGGAGCGGCACAGTGGTCTCGTCTTTCTTTTTTACCGTGATGATTGCCATGTGCCCTCCTTACGCGAACAGAGGAGATTTGCCGGTTGCCCGGACCACCTCTTTGTTTTTCTTTACGACGTTGCGATACACCACGTCGCCGTCCATATTGATAGTAATGTTAACATCTCCGGACACTCCATCCTTATTGGACATAGCGGACATTACAGCGCGGTACACGCCATCGGACACGGCGGAGACGATTTGGTCATTGTTTGCAACGGCAGTGCGTCTGCCGATATTGCCCACCATCTCCGCACCAGCTTCACGGGCGACAAACAACTGGCCCTCGTTGGGGAAACCGCCTTCGGCAAACTGTTTGATCTTCGGGATGTTTACCAATCTCTTATTGAAAGCGGGTATAATCTGAACGCCACCGATTTTCAGACCCTTGAAGTCCAGGTGGAACATCTCATTTACCGCATCAATCACGACATTGACGATGGAGATAATCCCGTTAGCCATCTTCTTTACAAATCGGGTAATAGGGTTGTCGTCCAGCTTCCATGCCGCATAGGAACCGGCGAGTCCAGCGGCCAAAACAGCAAGACCCAGGGGGACACCAACGCCGGACAGCATGAGGAGTACGCCAAGAACCATGAGAGAACCAGAGACAATGGCAGTGACAACCGACAGTGCCTTCTTCAAAAAGTTCGTTACGGCGTCCCAATTGAGGGCCACGGCGGTCACAAGAGCGGCAGCGCCAATGGCGATCAGAGCAATGCCGAGGGGGAGGTTGCCTGTAAATGCCAGGATGGCACCGGTAGCGAGTAACGCCCCGCCCATAATGAAGGTTATTGTTGTTACTGCTCGTTTGATGTTATCCGGCAGCTCATCCCAATTCGGGATAATGGACGTACCGAGTATCCATGCACCGCCGACCATCAGGGCAATGCCGAGAGGGATGTTGCCTGTGAAAGCAAGAATAGCGCCCACAGCAAGCATGCCCCAGGTCAGGACCGTGACTATTTCTTGGATTACTTGCTTCACGTCATCGGAAAGGAAGTCCCAATTGAGAGATTGAGAGGAAACGATCTCTGCCGCACCGATACCCATAAGAGCAATACCAATGGGGACGGAAACACCCGAAAACGCTAAAATAGCACCGGTGGCGAGGGCAGCTATGCCGGATGTTAATTCTATATTCTGGATCGCATCGTCTAAAACGTTCCACACTGCGTTGGAATCTGTATTAGCACTTACCCCGACAAGTACGCCACTTCCGAGCATCAGGCCAATACCGAGCGGAATGTTAGCTCCGGAGAAGGTCAAAATCGCACCCAAAGCGAATCCAATCAAACCTATTGAGGCTTCGATTTCGGCAGCGTTGTCTTTTATCATTTGCACAATACTATCTGATTCCGATTGTACCGCATCTTTGAGGAAGTTATATTCGGGCAAATTAATCCCAAGTCCACCAGAGCCGGTAATGCCAGCATCCGTTTTGCCGGAAGAACCCGTGTTGGCCGGCAAGATGTTCAATTCGTCAAAGCCCATGGTGTAGCGCTTAAACTCCTTGGCAGCATCTACCGCTGCATCCATGTTGTCCGAAAGCTCCCCGGCGGCAACAGCCCCACGATTCACACCATCCCAGTCAACGTCCGTAAACTCAAACCCGAACAGTTTAGCCAGCGCGTTCGCTAACTCGCGGACAATTTGCAGAAATGCAATGACATAAGGCAGAGCTTTGGTCAGAATCGGGATAAACAGATTGCCGATTGCACGGGACACCTGAGTGATTTCCGCTCTAAGCACACGCAGCTGGTTCGCAGGAGCTTCCAGGGTTCGGGCCATGTCGCCCTGTGCGGTCGTCACCTGTGTCATAATAGCGTAGTACCGCAGATCTGCTTTTTCCGCCTGATTCATGGCGGAAACGCTCTTGGTAATACCAAGATTCAGCGCTTCCTGCTGCAACCGCGCAACAGACAGGTCATAGCCCAACCTTCGCAGTGGCTCCAGTTCTCCAGCAATGCCGGATTGTAACTTCTGCATGGAGTCCTCAATAGAGATGTTGAAGAAAGAGGACAGGTCATAGCCCAACTGTGTCAAATTTTTGCTCATGGTGTATGCCCGGTCTTCTGTATCGCCAAATCCAGTCAGAAGCGTCTGGAACACACCCTGGTTCCGCATCCACTGCGCCGGGTCGATGCCCATCACAGAAGATACTTTTTCTGCGTAGTTTTGCGCTTCCTTTGCGTATTTACCCAGTGCGACGCTGAACAGGTTCAGGTCCTCCTGGTACGTGTTGGATTCCGTGATAGCCGTTCCGATAAGGCCCACCACGCGCCGCAGCCCAGCATACAAAATTCCGAACCGAATCATGCCCGCAGCTTTGCCGAACATGCTCGTTCTGCGCGTCCCGCGCTGCACGGCGGTGCTGTACTGGTTTACCATCGTAATGGCCCGCTGGAGTCTGGCGGGTAGCGCAGCAAATCCCGTTCCGAGCCGCTGCATCTCGTCAGACAACGGGCGAATCGCCGCCGCAAGCTCCTTCATTTGGCGGTTAAACTTATCCAAATCCGCCGCATCAAGCTCACGCATGACCTCCGGGAGTTTGCCGAGTTGGCTAATAAACGATGTGAGACGGGAACGTCCCAGTTCGGAGAGCGGACGCATACCGTCTGCAAGGGCAATCAGCTTATCGCCGTCCGTTGTCTTGATTTGGCTCAGCGCCGTAGATAGTGCGGCGATTTGGTTCGGCACGGAACTGGAGATTTTGACGGCGCTGACCTCACTCAGGCTTTTCAGTCCGCTGGTCAAGGACCGGAGCCTCTGGAGCTTATCTGTGCTGGTGTTTTCCAGGGCCTTGTTCAAGGAGTCCAACTGCCTGGCAGTAGTGCGCAAAGCCGACACGCCCCCGGATGTGGCCGTTTTCAGACGAACCAGGGTATTTTGCAGCTTTTCCAGGGACGCTACAGCGCTGTCGCTGTTTTCCTTAATTTGAAACTCAATACCCTGGATTTCCACATTATCCGCCATTCTTGCCACCTCCCTGCTCGAATCGTTTGTTGTTCGCGATCATAAACATCTCCATGACGGACCGCGCTTTCTTGTCGCCTTGCTCCTGTTTTTTGGGCTTTTCGCTTTGTGCATACAGGTCGTACGGGGAGTCGCGGTACGGCTTTGGCCTGGTGCCCTTCTTGCCGCCCATGCGGAGAATGGGTGCCAAGTCCGCCACGGCTTCATAAATGTATGCACCGTGCAGCCATGCGGTTTGATTTGTCAAATCGCGTTTGATCTTCGCTGCTTTCCTGTAATATTTGACTAGTTCGCAGTCCTCGTCCCAGTACTGGCTATAGGTCATACCAATGGCCAGATAATACGGAAACAGCTCATAGAATTTATCGGAATAGCGGGGGATTGGCTCCCCCGCTTTATTCGACGGCGACTCGTTTACCAGTTCGCCGTCCAGGTAGGGTTTTCCTCGCTTTCCACAGGCTCGTCCAGCAAGGCGATGATGGGGTCGTTGTACATCTCAACCAGCTTGCCGATCAGTTCGTCCTTCTTGGACATACCCGCGTAAATCTTGTCGATCACATCGCGCTTAACAAACCGATGATGAGCTTTAAAAGCTCCAGCAAACAGCGCGGGAAGACTGGTCATGGGCTTGCTTCCGACTTCGGTCGCAACAAACCCTTCTTTCTCCATCAGCTCCACGGTCTTGCGGGTATATTCCAGGGTGTACGCAATGCCGGTCACGGGATCCTTAACAGTAAGCGTCTTTGCCATGTTCTGTTTCCTCCTTATTCGTTATCCAGGTTGATTACGGTCGAGGGGGCGATGGTGATAGCCATGCCCACAACTTCGTTGACACCGCCTCCAGTGGGGTACACGGACAACTCACCCTTAAAGCTGAACTTGCCGTCCGTACCGGAAGGAGTCAGAGTTCCCGCGCTTTCGGTGCCGCCGAACCATACGGCGTAATCCTCCTGCTTGCCCTCCAAAGCTTTGAGCGCCTTATAATCGGTCAAGGTGTAATTGGCGGTGAAGGACAGGCCGTCCATGGACTGGATGCCCGCGATGAAGGTCTGCATCTTGTCGGAAAGCGTGGTGGTTTCCAGCATGTCGGGGTCGCCACCCAGGTCGGGGAACTCTTTGATGTCGATCAGCTTCGACCACGATGCAGCGCTGGTATCTTTGTGCATCAGGAAAACCTTGTAGGTAGAGATAGCGATAGGTCATCATTCCTTTCTGTTATCGTCTGAAAATAGTGGCCCCGTCTGTTTCCGCCCTGTATCTGGCAACAAGACGGTAGATAGAGGCGTTTTCCATGTTCGGGACCGGGGACATGGAAATCCTTGTAAAGTTACGCGCATACATCATCCTGTCGATGTCTGCCATGATGGAACGGCATTCACTCTTTTTCCCGCCAGTTTTGTTGGAGTAGACGTTTACCTCGTACATCAGTACGGAATATCTCTCGCTTTCGGATGAATCTAGTCGGGTTGCGTCGGTGTAATTGTCCTGCTCCACAATGCTGGCATGTGGGAATTTAGGGGGCGCATTGATATACTCCCCGGCCACGTCAATGCCTGGGTATTTCTCGCGGAGCTGTTCCGCGATTGGCGTATACACCTTGCTTTCAATGTCGATCATCGGAACACCTCCTTGACCAAGGCTGGGAGCCTGTCTGAAAGCTCCTTTACCGTGTCGTACATAGACATATTGGCCGGGTTGCCGTGAGTAAGAACCACCGTATTGCCGGTTTTTGGGTTCGTTTTCTCAACTCCGTTCGTTCCGGGGTCCCCGTAGTAGCCCCACGTCCTTTGCTTGCCGTGACCCTTTCCGTAAGCGCCGCGAACCATGCCGTTTCGCGCGGCTTCCGGGTGGTTGTCCGGGTACATAACGCCAGTGCCGAATTCAATAAACAGGACGGACGCACCGACAGCTACTACCGCCGCCGTGCGTCCGTCCCGTTCTTCGATTTTTACATTTGCGTCGTTTGTCCCGTCGTATACGGCAGACTCAAATTTTGCGGATGCGATATCATACCCCATGGAAGAGAGCTCTCGGAGAAGCGCGTTTGCCCGGTCCTCCAGCCACGTCCGGTAATCCTCGACTACGTCAATCATCCGTTGAATGCCCGCAGCGGACAGCGCCGTCTTTACAGTCCTTTTCACGATACATTCACCTTGCTGACGGCGATGGAAACCAAATTTAGAGACTTGGCAATTTGCTTTACAACGTAGTCATAAAGCGGCCTTCCGTCTTTATATTCTGGCTTTTTGTCGATAAAAAGTACTGTATTTTCGTCGATGGGGCAGGTCATATCATCTGTGATAATCACCTTGTCATAGGAGATGAACTGCCCAAACTGCTGAATTTGAGCATACCCAGCAGCCGGGGAGATGTTGGCTTCCATTTTCACCGGGTCCGCATATTTCACGTTTTTTTCGCCGGTTTCGTAGCCATTAGCGTCCTTCCCCAGTTCTGTCCCTTGGTACAAAAGATACCAGAACGGCCTTTTGTTTCGGCTCATGATTTTCATCATTGCACCTCACATGGTGGCCGCAAACGGCACGATTTCCCGCATAAGAGAAGGCGGCACGTCGCCGCCCTCATAAGACCTGGAAACGCCATTTTCGCTATGCGCTGTTTCCCCCTCTGCTCCGCGCTTGTTGATGAGATATGCGGCGATCTCAATTTGGTTGATCTCGTAGCATGCGGGGACAGCAGTAGCATCTGTCCCGAACGGAAACGCTCTGCGGAGAATCTTGCTGGCCGCAATATTCAGATACGCAGAGAGAATCGATTCGCTTGTCTCTCCGGTCATGTCTCCCAGCATGGCCAGTTTTTCTTCGTCGCGCATCTCATACCCCCAAATCAGCCGGTGACAGCTTTGGTGTTAACGGGATTGCTGGCGTCGTTGGCGATGAACACGCTGCGGCTGTAGGTGGGCTTGGTGAAGGTGGCGGCGATGCCGGTAAACTTGCCGTGGTACCACTCAGGGCCATGGTCGAGACCAATCTGACCGAACAGCTGATACTTCTCGCCCGCGCCGGTTTTGGCCAGTTGTTCCAGGAAGAAGTTACCCTTGCCGGGAACAGGCTGGAACACGGGGGAAATAGCGTCCAGGTTCAGCAGCAGAGCGGTGCCAGCGGGCAGCCACTCGCCGAGGTACAGGTACACCACGCCCAGGGGAGTAACCACGCTGGAGAGGGAAATACCGTTGATTTCACGCGAAGCAGGAACCACGGTCAGGCCGTTCTGAACAGCGTCGGCGTTGACCTGGAACATGGTCACAGCGTCACACCACAGGCAAAGGCCATCGGTGGGAGCGTTCTGGCCATAGACCTTCTTCACCATGTCGGCAATATCCCACAGGCCCAGAGGCTTGCTGCCCATGGCCGTGACGTTGGTGGTGATTGCGGGGACGAGCCCACGGGTCTTGTTGATCTTGGTGTCATCGGTGGCCTTGTTGTACACGCCGTTGATAAACGTGTATTCAATGTCGCGGTTGATCTTCTGCATCTTAGCGGCCACCTGGAAGTCCAGTTCATTAATGGGGTTTGCCTGTTGACCAGCCACGTTCAGGCCAGACAGGGTGCCCATATTGGACTGTTTGGCATAGGAGATGCCGACAGCCTCGTGGAAAATCTGGGTAACGTTCGTTTGCTGCTCCCTGGTCACAATGGAAGCATCGGGAGCGGTCAAAGACGCAGACTCGGAGATGGCGGGCTGTTCTCCGCCGCCGGTGGTGTACTCCTGGCCGGTAACAAACTCTACGTGGTTCGTCACCTTAGCCCGGGAACCGATAATGGAACTCAGGGGGGTCTTGGTATTGCCCTTGTTAAAGAGCATGCCGGAATAGTTCAGCGTTGCAAAGCTGGTAGCAAAAGTATCTGCCATGTCTTAACTCCTTTTATTTGTTATTTGCGGATTCTTCCTGTGCCTTCAGGCGCGTGTAATAAGCGATTTCCGCATAGTTCTTTCTTGCACGCGCCTCCTCGATCTTCTTGTCGTAATCAACTCCAACGGGACCGGCACCGCCGTGCGGCGCGGGAGTGCCCTTGAGGATGTCGGACTTTACCTTCTTGGCATACTCGTCCAAGAACTTCTGCTGGTTCGCAAAAACCTTTGCAGAATCACCAGCCGCCAAAGCTTTGGCCGTGTCACTTGCCAGGTCCTCTGCATAGCCCTGCGCCACGAACTTGGCCTTGTACTCAGAAACGGTCTTTGCCGTTCTCAGCTCGTCAAGCTCTTTCTGCATGGCGGCAATGCTATCGGCTTGCTCCTGCTTCTTGCGCTCATCCTCGGAAAGCATGTCGTTGTACTTCTTTTTCCACTGGGCGGCGTCGGAGTTTGCCTTGGAAATAGCGTTCTTCTGCCGAGAAAGCTCTGCGGCGTTGTCCTCATACTCAAAGCACTCCAGGGCCTTGAGCTTGTCCTCGGTGGACATATCTGCGTAACCTTCGATTCTGCTGGTGTCGATTTTCATGTTAATACCTCCTGCGTTTTTTCGGCGGTTCCCTCCGCACCGTTTTCCGTTTTTTCCGAGGTTGTCTCCCCGTTGCGTTTTAACGACTTCCCTGTCGATAGTTTCTTTTCTTCTTGCTTTTCTTCTTGCTTTTCTTCTTGCTTTTCGGCATATTCCGCGCTAATTTTGTACGCAAGCTGAGGATCGGAGAACATGCCGCAGTGCGTAAATGCCAGTTGGGGAGCAATTTTCCCGTTGTTCAGCATGGCTACCAAAACACTGGCCTTTTCGCTGATATTTTCGTAGTTTCGGCGCGTAAACCGAATTTCCAGGGCGGACATTTTCAGCGAAAGTGCCCGCAGATTATTGCAGATTTTGATAGCGATTTTCAGAAATTGCTTTTCGGACCGTTTAAACATCTGTTCGGAGTCCTTTGCCCGCGCCTCTGCCGACGACCATCCGTCGCGCATAATGACCGCAGACCCGGTGTCACTGGTTGAGGAGCCTCCATTCCGGTTCGGCATTCCGCAAATCGTCAGAACGGTGTCGTACATGTCATCCGTCAAGGTCTGGGTCTGCGTTTGGTTCAGCTCCGCCGTCAGGTACCCAACGTCAGCCTTGAACTGCGTGTCAATGTCCTTGAACTTGATAGCGCCTTCTGCCCTCAGATTCTTGTAATCCTCGGACGAAATGTCCACGTTGTGGAACAGCATCAGCGCCTGGACAAACTGTTCTACGCCGTCCATGCGGTTGGACTGAACGTTGTTGATAGCGTCCAGAAGGGGGAGCACAATCTCAAAAGCGCCCAACCGTGCTTCATTGGAGGGGTATTCGATAATTGGGATGCCCAATATCTGCGGCTCCGCTTTCACATCCCAGGTTTCCGTTACCTCGAAATACATATCCTCGGAATAGCAGCAGAAAACAACGGTGTTGTCCTCTTTCTGCACATACGTCACGCCCAGAATGGGACGGTGCCCCAGCCCGCTGGAGTACACCACAAAGGTGTTGCGCGGGTCCAGCGTGAAAATCTCAAACGGCGATTCATCTTCCTCCACGTCCGCCATTCTGTCCGGCAGAATCATGCGGTAAGACGTGCCGCAAATATGGAACCAGTCCGCCAGCTCCTTGTCCTTGGCGGCCTTGTCTTCCGAAAGTGCATAATCGTTGAGCTTGGACACGCCCTCAGCGACAGATTCATCGTCCCCCCTGCTGACGTACTGCACAGGCTCACCCAGAAGATAACCGACCTTGAACGAAACAATCTCGTTCGCCCGGTTCACAACGATCTTGTTGTTGATTTCTGGCCTGACGTCCTTTACCCTGCCCAAAATGGGCTGGTCTCCCTTGTAATACCTGTAAAGATACTCAATGTCCGCCCGGTTCACCTGGTGGATGGGCATAGCCTTTTGCAAAACATCCACCACGTTTCCCCGGGTGACGTGCTCAACGTCCGTGTAGATAACCTTCCGACCAAAAAGATTCATTGGCACACCCCCTTAAAATGGCCGTTTGAACACTTCCACTTTACCGCCCACTCGCAGCCGGATTTCGTTCTCCAGCAGGGACAGGGCATCCGGTGCGTCATCGTGCGGAACTTTGCCGCTCCGGGTGTAAGTGGTGACTTCCTTCATGAAATTGAAGTACTGGCTGCCCCGTTTATAGGTGGACGGATGCTTGAACCAGAAGTGTTTCTTGATATTGTCGGACGCAAATTCAATTCGCGTCTGTTTGTTGGAAATGGTCCTTTTTGTACGTATTCCAACGCTATATCCACGCTGCCGGACGATTTCTGCAACGTCTCTGGCGTAATACATGCCCGCATTGTTGCTTTCAAACAGCGCGTCCGCAACGCGATTGTCGATCAGGCACCTGGCGCATTCCGGCTTTGTGGCGTCCGGCGGAGAATCGTCAAACACCACGTCCACGATATACACTTCATCCCCGTACAGCGCCGCAACGGGAAGGGCGGTGCTGTCGCTTCCGCTTTCTGCGGTGTCGCACACGGCAATAACGGCGTCCGGATCACGACCTGTGGGGAGTTCAAAGAAATAATTCAGCACGTCCTTGTTAAAAAGCAGCCCCTTCGCTTCAAAGGGCTGCTGCTGAAATTCACTCTCAAATTGTTCCGCGCTCAAAAGCTCCCTCTGTTCGCGGAAATACGCTGTGGTAAACACCTTTTTCCCGTCCCGTTCGTATTCGTAGTTGCTCTCGTCCGTAACGGGGTCAAGTGCCGGTATTTCAATGGCTTTCCACGCCCAGCCGCCTTTTTGCGCTTCCTCTTGGAGGTGGCCGATGGTGTCATACAGGGAATAGCGGGTCCCCGTGGCGACAATGGGTGTTCCCTCAATGGCTCGGCCCAGGATATCGCCGGATATGATCTCCCACTTATCGTCCAGTCTCTGGCGGTTTTTTGCTTCCTCGCGTCCCTCTACGCAGTCATCCAGATAGAGGACGTTCGTAGCCTCCGACAAGCCCACTTGTCTTGCGTCAATAGATCGACACATGACTGTGGGAAAACGGGATTTTGACCGCAGATTCAGTATCTTTGTGTCCGCATTGGTTTGCACCAACGGAGAATTGGGAAAAACGTCATAGAATAAATATTCATTTGGCGTTTGCAGATACTCCAGGCACCCGGAATAAAAGCTTTTCACCAGGTCGTCCCCCGTCCCTTCCATTAGGGACGACTTGTCCGGTTCCCGCCCAGACAGAAAATTGACGAAATTGATGCCCAACTGGGATTTTCCCGCGCGTTTGGGCATCGACAGCGTCAACAGCCGCAGCTTTCCGTCCAAAACCTCTTGATACGCCGCCACTATAGGCCGCAGGTAATGTCGCCTGGGTGCATAGAACTTCTTCTCTGGTTTGCGGTTCATCTCGATGTACAGCAGAAACGTGTCGAAATCGTGCGGTGCGTCAAAGCACATGGCCTTTTTGTACACGTCAAACAAAGAATCCGCCGCATTTGCGCTGCACTTGTGCAGTGCCGCAGAACTCAGTTTTCGCAAATCCTTGCTCAGCTCATGGGCCAGGGTGAAATCATCCGGTTCCAGTTGTCGGCATACGGACAGAAGGTCCATGTACGGCACATGGTCGGACGGATTCCGCGCAATATGCTGTTTTATGCGTTCTGCTAGTTTTCCGTAGTCCATGTGGCCTCCATTTTTGCATAAAAAGAGACGGGTTCCCGAAAGAACTCGTCTCTTTTATTTTGCTTGTATAGGTTACTCGCCCACGTTGATTGTAATCGTGTCAGAGGTCTCGTTGAAATCAGCGGTCAGTTTGAACTCAAGCGTATTGACCTCGGAAATGTCGGACAGGCCAGCCTTTTCAAGGTAGAAAAACATGGAATAATTGATGTTTTTCCCACCCTGCATTGTTGCGGGGACTCCGCCCAGATATTGGACCATCGTATCATTCACAGAGCTGTCCTGCGGATATACCGTGATTTCCTGGTCCGTCTTGTTCTCGAACTTCATCTGGATGTAGCAAACACCCGGCACGGAATCCAACTCCGTGATGCCCAGGTACGTTGCCTTGAACGTCTCGCCGTCATACACGACTTTCTCAACGGTCTGACCTCCGGCCTCGCCGTCATCCGGTTGGTCCGCGGTTCCGCACCCGACCATAGCAATTGCCGCCACCATGATGGCAAGCAGCACTGCCCACACTTTCTTTGCTCTCATTTTCCTTTTCCTCCACATTTATTTTCTCCCGGGTAGCCGGGGGAATTACTTCATCTCGCGCCCGTTGCCAGAATCGGCTCGTGTTGGCCCTTGACCCATTCCTTGTTTTTACCGTACCGGTAAAATCCCTCGTAGGTTTTCCGGTTGTTCACGATGCTTTGCACCGTGCTGATAACGAACGGCTTCCCGTTCCGGGTGGTATACCCGTCCTTGTTGAGACTGTCCACGATTCCATTAAGAGTCATGCCGCCGTCCCGAAGCTCAAATACCCGCCGGACAACAGCCGCTTCTTTCTCGTTGATGCAGAGCGCACCACCTCGAACTTCATACCCCATAGGTGCTCGACCGCCAGAATATCCGCCACGGGAGGCTTTAACTGCTCTGCCAGCGCTCGTGCGCTTGTTGATGTTGTCTCTCTCCATTTCGGCGCACGTCAGAGTGAACGCCTTGAGCATTCCGGCAAATACACCGAATTGCCCGAAGTCCTCGCAGATGCTGATTAGCTCAATGCCTTTGCGCAGCAGTGCGCCCTGGTAGTAAAAGTATATGTTGATGTCTCTGGCCACTCGGTCAGATTTCGCAACTACGACAGCTTCGTAAGGGGGGTTGTTCACTTCTCCGTAAACAATCTCGTCGAACCCGGGGCGGTACTTTGCGCCGCTCTCTCCCTCGTCGGAAAACCAACGCACGATGTTCATGTCGTTCTTGCGGCAGTATTCCTCTATCTGTTCACGCTGCACGTCCAGCCCAAACTTATCTTCTCCGGTTTTCCCGTCTGTGCTCACGCGGATATATGCAACCACGTTTTTCATACGGCTCTCCTCCTTTGGGGTCAATCCAAAATTGGATTGGCTTCTACGGTTATTGTATCACACAGTAAACGTAAATGTCAAGCCGCCATTTTGTTTTTCTCTTTTATTTTTTGCGGGCATTTTGGGGCTTACCCGGCCCCGCTCCCGCTCTTGATATCCCCCGCCCCGGTCATGTCGCGCGTGGCCCCGTCTCCGCAAATTACGCAAAATCATGATTTTGCTATTGACAATTACATATAATCTGATATAATAGTATCCGTACAGCAGAGGAGCGCACCCGCCGCCGGTCAAGCAATGCGGATACGCTCCCCACACCAGACCAGAGGCCCAGCGCGTACAGTGTACCACGCCCGGCCCGCCTGGTCAAGAGATAGGCCAGTAAGGCCGGGAGGTAATACAAAATGGAAATCAGGAATTACACAATCAGTGACATTGAGCGCATGAGCGCGGCGGATCTGGCCAGCTTTGCGGAGGATGTGGAGACGATAAAGGGGCACATGGTCTATTATATCGACTTCGGCGGCGCGTTTGGCTTTTCCGCTTGCGTCTGCGCTGATGGACGGCATATCTATTATGCCAATGATTACGAGCTGCACCACCGAGGCAAGAGCCGGGACGAACTGCGCGAGCTTTACCGCCGGAAACTATCCGGGAAGCTTTTTACGGACGAGGAGTTGCAGACAGTGAACAGCTACGACGATTACACCTCAAAAGCTTACTATATCCGCAACTATTACGCCATGCGCCGCCCGTATATTTCTGCGTTTTTCGCAGGCAGCGACGCGGAGCGGGCGGAGATCGAGAAGAAAGCGGAAAGAATGATTTTCTCCCCAGTTTTCATGGCGTACTATGCCCCGGAAAACGCCGCTTTCGTGGCGCGCGGCGCGGCACTGCTGCGGGGGCTGGACGAGGCCGTACAGCGCAACAAGGGAAACGCGGAATACTGGAAAAGCGCGTTTTTGTATGAAATGTACAATCACGAGTACGGAATCAACTGGGAAGCCGACTATGATGTAATTTCCTGCTTCGGCGACTGCTCCGGCGTGGAGGACTACACCGACGCAGAAAAGCTCTTTTCTGCCGTTGGATTCAGCGCGGTGCAGAGGGCCGCATATTTGGCAGCGCGGCGGGAGTATTACAACCGGAGACGTAACAACGACGCGGAGGAGGTGCAAGCATGAGCACTAACGAGATCGCCGCCAAGGTGCAAGAGCTTAGAGAGCTGCGCCGCATGGCCGACGAGCTGGACGCAGAGATTGACAGCTTGCAAGACGCCATCAAGCAGCACATGGACGCCGCCGGGGTTGATACCCTGGCGGGCCTGGATTACAAGATCACCTACAAGGCCGTGATCTCCTCCAGAGTGGACACAACCGCGCTGAAAAAGGATCTGCCGGAGATCGCAGCCAGATACACCAAAATGACAACGGCCCGCCGCTTTACTTTTGTTTGACCCGCTCCAGCGGATGTGGTACAATCGATATGTTAAGGGGGTGCCGGATTGCTATCTGTCGTGCTGCTGATCATCTGGTTTCCGTTGGCCGTCCTGGCCAACGTGGTCCGCAAATCTAAGTAGTTTTTCAATCTTTTGGGATCAAAATATTTTTGTTGGAGGAAAAGGAAATGGAAATCATCACCGAAACCAGAAAATCACCATTGTGCAAAGTTGTATCGGCATGGGCGTGGGAAACCAACCCCCATGCCAATGCCGCGACATCCAACGACGGCGGAGGGTACTCTCAGCCGTATAGCGGATGTTTGTTGGAGACGGACCACGGCATTGTTTGCGTCGAAGTTGACGACAAGAGCTGCGGCAACTTCGGCACTCGCATCTATGTGGACGTCGATGCTATCGACGTTGGCATGCGCTGGTATGTCAACATAGGGGATATGGACGATGCGTCCATCTACCCCGAGGAGGTCGTGGAGGACATTGGCGACTCCATCTGGGGGGTCCTCGGCCTGGAGTTGTGGGACCTCATCGCGCTGGGTCGCGAGGTAGCGGACGTGTGCTGCTAAGGTAACAGGCCGCCCCGGAGCTATTCCGGGGCGGTTATTTTATGCCCCTGCCCGCAAAGGCGTTTTAATGGCGTTTTGCGGGCTTTTGGCGTTTGGCGGTATTGGGATACCACCGCCAATGCAACACGCTGTGCGCGGCGTTTTGGTGTAGTGTGTTTGGGCGGTGCGTGGCCGCCCTGCTTTTCCCGGCCTGATCGTGGCGGGCAAAAAGCGGGGGGCGAGTCAAGCGGCTGTGCACACGCGCTCAATCTGGCAGTTTCGTGCCGAAAGTCGCTGCAAAAGTCGCCCGGTTTTGCGCGAAAGCCGCCGATAGTCGCTAAACCGTGTATAACCCCAGGAAAATCGTTGCCCATACTCCGAAAGTTGCTGAATAGTCGCTAAGAAAATCAGGCTTCATAGTCGCAAGACGCCGCCTCGATGTACTTCTTCTGGAGTTCTTCGGGCGGCGTTTCTGTCCCAAGGGGATTGTTGGGCGTGAGAACGACCTCTTGTTTGTCGGTCATGCCGAAAAAGTTCTTTGCGCGGAAAATGTACGTAATCTGCGGAATTTTCCCCTGAGAGACCAGTTTTGCGTCGATTCCGGCCAAAATTTGTTTGGCTTTTTTTATCATGCCAGCCCTCACGGGGCCCAACGATCCCTTTTGCCAGTCCAAAACAGTTTGAGTTACGGCACCGAGAGCGAGGCACATATCCTCCACCGTGGGAATCTGCCCTTCCTCTACGCACTGTTGGAAATAGTCGTTAAGCTTATCGGCGCATTCCTCATCAGTTTTTACGCATGACCTTTTGAAGTATTGGAATGATTCCCTGACGATTTGCGAGATCTCTTCATTTGTTGCAGTACACCTGGCCGTAACAGACGCTGATGCCGCGCCTCTGGTGTGTGAGATGGCATTCTCTCCGCGTTCTTGCACGATGATCTTGCGGATAGTCGGCTCAGAAAGCCCGTTTTGTTTTGCCACAGTCGCTATATGCTTACATGCGTCATAGTCGGCAAGGACTTGTTCTCTCATAGTTTGCGTGATTTTACTTGCCATCTATGTCACCTTCTTCCAGTTTTAACATATTTGGGGTGATTTCAAAAAATTTGCCACACTCCGGGCACACGACATACGCATCTGCCGGTCGCACAATCGTTCTCCCGGTCATGTAGTCGCGTTCAACCTTTTTGCACGTATTGAACTCGAATACGCACCCGCACGTTGGGCATTCTGCCCGGGCAAATTTATCTTGGTTCCCGTGCTTAATGATTTTCATGACTTCTCCTGTTTATGTGCCGCGCTCCCACCTCTGCGCTATGTATGGCACAAGTTCACCCGCCCAATTGAGCACTCCTATATTGTCGTGTGTTCGCATAGGGGCGACCTATCCCCGATTGTTGGCAAAGGCGAATGGAATCGAACCATTATCTGCGGTTTTGGAGACCGCCGTGTTACCATTACACTACGCCCTTTGGAACGGGCGGCTGGAGTCGAACCAGCACATGCGGGAGTCAAAGTCCCGGGCCTTACCTTTTGGCTACACCCGCATAAAAGCAGACACCCGCGAGATATCCCGTGAGTGTCTGCATGCCAGTAACGCCCTTGCGGGGCCGCTTGCGCGGAGGCACACATTACCGGCTGTGCCTTAACCTATGGAGGAAAGAAAGAGGAGAAAAATGAAATTTCGGGTTGTGGGCTGACTGGTTCCACTCTCCGATGATACTATTTTACACCACCTGAAACGTGGTTTGGGGCCACATTTTCAATAATTTTTGCGTTTTGCGCAATCAGCCACAGGAATTTATCTTTTCGCCGCCGGAATGTGCGTGGGCTTATCCCGGCTGGGGATATCATCTCGATGGGGTACTGTTTCTGGCTGTCACAGTTCCGCATGATTGCCCATACAAGCTTACGCCGCACGTTCTCATTGGCGATATCGCGGCCTACGTTGTCCATGGCGTATTCCACGGCCCGCATTTTCTTCGTTTCCGGCCAGCTCTCAATGATCGTCAGCCGTTCCGCCTTGCGTTCGGCTATCCTGCTGTTACCGGGGCTATGGGGCATACCAGACATGGCATAAGCCGACGACTCCAGCACTTCTTCTCGGGCCGCATTGTACGCGCGGACCCGGCGGGGATAGCCCCTGACGTAGGCGATACATTCCATGCGGATATCGTAGGGGAGCGAGTATTTGTTGCTCATTGTACCTCCTATTCCAGCGCCGTCTCAACGCCGTATTCTTTGAGCATCTGCCGGATATCTGCCCAGGTAACGTACCCTTCCGCCACGCACTGAGCGGCGTGGTTCAATTCACCGGCAAGCTGCTGCACATCGTCCATCGGCGCGTCGTGCTTATCGATCAGGACATACAGCATCAGATCTATTCCACGGTTCAGGCCCTCCACAATGCCGTTGCTGTAGGCTTTGTCTACGTCGGCCTGTGTGCGAGGGATTCTGCGGGGGTTAGTCTTGGGCATCATAATCCTCCCTCCGTCTGCCATTCGCGCACCAGAAGTCCGGCGGCACAGGGCAATCCACGCACGGGCCGTAGTAGCAACACAAGCCGCTCAAATCCTCCCAACTGTACATACACTCCCGGCATCGCACCACTGGGACGGCATCAACGGCGGGAATATCATCGACAAGGAACTCGGCATGAATGAATCCAGCTTCGTCGGCCACGGTTATTACCCCATTGCTGATCGTGCAAGTCCAGTCTGTGTTGTCACTCGCTATTATCCCGTAAGTCCCATCTACGTCAATCAGCCGCATTTTCATCACCATCCATCTTTGCACCGCAGTTGGGGCAGTAAGAATAGAACTTCCCATATTCCGGGACATCCCATCCGCAGTGGGAGCAAACACGTCTGGTCTTGGTCCCGGACATGATGTGCCACTTTCCGTGCGTCACTGGGGCCCAGTCTTTCACGTTCTCAATGTGCTGAGCAAGGAATTCCTCAGCCACGGTCCGGTTATGCTCAGCGCATCTCAGCTCCTCGATCAGCCCACGTTTCGTCATGCGCATCAGCGCATTATCTGTCCGTATTTTCATCGTTTCCGCCTCCTGAAAATGAGTTTGCATAGTTCGATATCACACAGTGCCCACAGCGCCATAGCTACCACGGTTTCAGGTGATGCCGCCTTTAGGGCTTCGCCAGCGCCCACCAGCTCAGAGAGGATCATGACCACATAGAGGCAGATCATTCGCTTGCACCTCCGTCCATCTTTGCTCCGCAGTTGGGGCAATAATTCGACAGAACAAACTCGTCGTTGCAGTCATAAACGGCCTCCTCTTTGCAGACAGAGCAGATATATCCGCCAATCGGATCTCGTCCTGCAACTGCGGGGTTCCATCCGGTCATTTCGCTTTCGCGAATAGGCATCCACAGCCCATACACCACCGGGGCAACGTCGGCGGCGGGTGCATCGCTTACTTCCCGCAACACCTTAGCAGCCAGCAAGTACGGGATTTCCTGTGAGTTCTCCGAGAACACATCTTTGGTGTAAACAGCGCCATGATAACGCTTCGTGTTCTCAATTGCCCTCGCTCCTGCGCTCATGGCAAGCATGAGTTCTTCCGTGCGCTCGATGTATTCAGCCATTGTCAGCCCTCCTGTTCCACTTATTCAAGCCGGCTCCGCAGCCGCCGGACCTTATATGCCCGCTGCTCCGCTACCGCGTCCTCGACCTTAAACTCGATCGCCATCTGGTCGAGCATGATCCCAACATCGGCGATCTCCTCGGCAATGTTGACGAGTGTGTCGCCGTCAATGCGGCCGCGAAGAAATTTGCACAGCACATTCTGTAACTCGGCCATTGGCTCAAGGCCAATAAAGCCGATTTTATTGCCCATACCAATCTGCTTGACCTCGCACTCGCTTATATGCTTATCCGTGTCCAGCAAGGCGAACACCCGCTGGCCCACCTTGCACGGCAGTACCACCACGCGCCCGTCCTTGTCGGCTTCTTGATATTTTTCGAGTTTCATGAGAGCGCTGTACAATTTTGCCATTTCCAGACCGCTAAAGTGCTCATCTTTCATCGACTTGATTTCATCCGGCGTCAGCCCTGTGTCCTCGTAGGCGGCTAAACGATATGCCGCAGAAACATAATCGTGCTCCTTGACCCACACGTCGCCTTCGCCCCAGCGTTCCGTCAGTCGTTCCATCACTCTACCTCCTGCATCCAAAACTCGCGGCGGCAGCCGGGGCATCCAGCAGAACGATTCAAATCGCAGATATAATTTTTGTCAACATTTCTTGGGCACATCCCAACAACGCCATCATCGCCCATCATGCAGTTAGGCCACTGCGCTAATAACACGCTCTGCCGCGTCTTGCGCGGGTGCGCAGTTGCCCATTCTTCCACTTCTCGGACCACTTCTTCTGCCGGAGTGCCCATGTTAAACATGCTGTGCTTAGGGTTTTCGCCCGTCACGGCAAACATCCGACGTCGCTCTATCACAAACCTTACAGCGTCCATATCATTCTCCTTTCTCCAGCATATCAGCCGCCGTTCTCAAATCATCCGGCAGCATAATAGGTACTTCGTAGATATTTGCATCGGCCCATTCTGCATATTCGCGAAGGGTTGCGGCAATTTCTTTATGTGATGGTTTCATGGGGCCTCCTTTCGCACCACCCCCGCCCGCGAAGTTGTCCACGATGATCTCGTCAACGAGGGATTCTTGGGCGTAGATCATTTTGTTTCCTCCATCATGTCGAACAGGGAATAACCATTCTCCTCCTGAACGCCATTCTCGGCCACCCTTTCGGCCTGCGCGCAGTTCTCCGCCGCCAGCCGGAAATAGCTGGATTTAAGCTCCACCCCGATGTGCTTCCGCCCCATCAGAATTGCCTGATACCCGACTGATCCAATCCCGTCAAACGGATCCAGCACGATGTCCCCCGGGTTGCTCCACAGTTCCACGCAACGTTCAATCACCGGCAGTTGCAGTGGGCAAATGTGCCGCTCGTCTTTTTCCTCCTTTGCGGCTTTCCGGTTGAGGGTGTCACTCTGGTTGATATCCCACCACGCGGGGGATGCGTACTCCTCCCAGATAGGGGACGCAACCTGTTGCCACTTGCTCACGGGGTATGTGGCGTCGGTGTGGGTCACACGCTCCGGGTTGTCGCCGGGCTTGCGGAACGTCACGACATAGTCCGGGATGCCCATCCGGCTCATACAGGAGTCTTTCTTGATCTGCTTATGCAGCAGCCCCAGTGCCTTGGTGCGCTGCATGGCCGTCACGGGATTCTTCCAAATGCACACCTCGCTATGGTAAATAAATCCCAACGACTGCATCCAGCGGATCACGTCGCCCCGAAAGTCCCGGATTCCGATATACCCATCCCGCTCCTTGCTGGTGGGGAGATTCATGCAGTGGATGCTAACATTCCGCCCTGGCATCATTACGCGATACCATTCGCGGCCCAAGTACATGTACTGCTCGGCAAACTCATCATAGCTCCGGCAGTTGCCCATATCCCGGTCGCTGTTGGAGTATGTGTACAGACTGGCAAACGGGATGGATGTGACAGAATAGTGGATGCTGTTGTCCGGTATTCCTTTCAGCACCTCGCAGCTATCCCCGTTATACACTGCATATCTGCGTCCAATAGATTGGTCCAATACGTTCATGCGCCTATTACCCACTCCGGGACGATCATCGCAACCTGCGGGTTATACGGAATAACAATCCGTTCCTGCCCCCGGATATCCTTGCTCAAGATTTCTTTCGTGTACCGCACCATGTTCCGCTTCATTTCTGCGGCTTGTCGCTCTTTGCGGTCCACATTGGCTTTCACGGCCCCTTCCGCCGCAGAGGTAACAATATGCACATTTACGGGCAGACTTTGCCCGAATCGGTAGCACCTACGGATGGCCTGATACATCTGCTCATAACTGTCAGACAGCCCAACAAAGATCATGTTGTGGCATTGCTGCCAGTTCATCCCAAACCCAGCTATAGACGGCTTTGTGACCAGGACGCGGAGATCGCCGCCAGCAAATCGCAAGAGTGCGGATTCCTTCTCGTCCGGTTTGTCGCTTCCGCGCACCTCCTCGCTGCCTAAGATAACCTTGGCCAGCAGTTCGCTCTCGGCATTAAGGTCGCACCAGCAGATCCACTGTTCATTTGGGGCTTGCGCAACAATCTCCGCCGCTTTCTCGCACCGTTCCTGCAAGCTGGCCCTCCGCGCGTCCCGTCGTTCTGTAAGAGTTTTCGCGATCTCGCCGCCGAATAAGTTATACGTTCCATCGGGTTTCACGTCCACGATGTGTTCCGTCACGTTCATCGGCGGGAGTACATAGCCGTCGTTGGGATATCCCAAGTCGCCCGGGCACGTCAACACCACAGCCCAAGTGGCAACCCACTCCCAGAACCGCGTCTCCGCGTACCCCTTGAGCCGCCATTTGCTGGTATCGCTCCCGTCATGGATAAAGTATGTTGCCAGCATCTCCGTGCGGCTCATAATACCCAGGAACTCAACTTGATTGCCGAGTTCCATGTAGTCATTTGGCGACGGGGTGGCCGTACAGGAGAGCCGATACGGGGTGCTTTTGAACATCTCGATGATCTGGTTCCGCATCTTGCCGGTGAAGTTCTTCAGGATGCTGGACTCGTCCAACACCACCCCCGCAAAACTCCCGCCGTCGAAATGCTGAAGCATCTCATAGTTCGTGATATTGATCCCCGGCAGCACATCGTCCTGTGTCCGGCAGATTGTAGCCGTGTATCCGAATTTTCGCGCTTCGCGCATCGTTTGCGCTCCTACCGTCAGGGGCGCGACAATGATCACCGGTTTCCGCTCGCGTCTGGCCACTTGGTCTGCAAACTCCAGTTGCTGGATGGTCTTTCCGTTCCCGCACTCCTCAAACAGTGCTGCCCGCCCCCTGCGCAGTGCCCACCGGGCAATATCCTTCTGCCACTCAAACATGTGGCAATTCATCTTCGACTTATCCACATCGAACCCACAAGCGGGCGGGATGTGCCGCTTGCTGGCGAGAAAGTCCTCGTACCTCACCACTCCACCGTCACCTTGCCGCTCTCCGGCACCGCCACCCGCAGGAACATCGCCAGGTCCGTAAAACTGGTATAGTTAAACTCCATGCGGGCATGCTCCAGGATCAATCTCTTCCCGGATTCCTGAGCCGCAGGTTCTTCGGCGGGCGTCTCTGCGGCAGTCTGCTGTTCGGCGTTCGCCCACTCTGCAACCTTCCGGTTCCACAGTAACAAATTCCCATTTCCGCGTGCAAACGGTGTCCCGGCGGCTTTTGCGGCGTCTCTTATAGTCGCGCTTGCCGCGCCCATTTCATCCGCCAGCCAGCTTGCAGAACCGCCAAAGCTCTGCATGTTGCGAAAGAACTCGCGTTTCAGGTCCTCCGGCAGTGCCTTGAACTCCGGCCACGGCATGGGCCGGGTGATGTTGTAGCTTTTCACTTCTCCATTTTTCTCCCTTCTTTGTTTTGCGGTCAGGTTGTCGCTGGGCAGCGTACACCCGCCGCGCTTTCGGCTGATATGCGCAAACGCGCCTCGCGCAGTGCGCTTTTTCTGCATGCAATCGTAGTCAAAGTCATTCATACCGGCTGATATACACCTCCGTCCGGGGGTTTTCCTTGTCGTACAGAACCCGGCTCCCGTCGTGCGACACGATGATGCTGCTGTTGTCATCCGCCAGGGTCCCGGCATACACCAGGATATCGTCGATGGCCTCCAACAGGTTGGTTAAGTCCACCTTGCGCCGGGTGGGCATATAAAACAGGCACTTAACCTCCACCGGTTCTGCGATGGTCTCGCCGCCCTTGCAATGCCATGCGGCGGCCTGCTGGTACGCCTCGTACTGTGCGGACGGAATGACCATCGGCGCACCATACCGCCCTCGCACAATGCGCTGGTGGTTTTTCTTTGTCACCGGCGCGATGGGTATCACGATTTTTCGCACGTTTTCCCTCCTCAATCGACTACCCGGCCAGTAGCCGGGAAGAATGTCGCCTCCACCATGCCGGTGGGGCCTCGCCGGTTTTTGTCCAGGTACAGCTGGAGCATCACCGGGTCCCACGGATTCCCGTCCGATTCCGTCGGCGGTCGGTGCAGTAGCGTCACGGTGTCCGCGTCCTGTTCGATTGCGCCGGATTCCCGAAGGTTTGCCATGGTGGCCCGGAAGCTCCCGCTCCGATCGCTTGCGGCGGCTCTGTTAAGCTGGCAGAGCACCACCACCGGGATTTTTAGGCGCATGGCAAGCATTTTCAGCGCCCGGCTGTTGCGTGTGGTCGCCTCGTACAGCGTCATGCGTTTGCTCTCAGGCTCCATCAGTCCCAGGTGGTCCAGGATAATCAGCCCCGGGCGCTCTTTGTAAGCCAGCGCTGTAACGTCGCCCATGTCCATGTTTGGCCGCTTGTTAAACAGCAGCGGGAGGTCGGCGCATTCCGCCGCACCCTGCGCAAACTTGGCATATTCGTCCTCAGGGAGGGCCGCGCCGAAGATCAGCTTGCGTGAGGACATACCCGCCGCATTTGCCGTGATCCTCGCGGCGCAGTCCTCCGAATCCATCTCCAGGGAGATATACAGCACTTTCATTCCGCGCTGTGCGGCGCTGAGTGCGATTTGCGTGGCCACGGCGGACTTGCCCACCGCTGGCCGAGCGGCGATGATATGCATCCCGCCGTTGATGTACCCGCCACCCAGCATTTTGTCGTAGTTTCTCAGCCCCGTGCGGCAAAATGGCCGCTCTTTTGCGGTGTAACTTTCGTCCACGTGCGTCTTTAGACCCGTAATGGCCTCTGCAAGGCTCACCACGCGTTTTGTTGACGCTGCGAGGGTAAGTTCACCCACCGTTTCTGAAACGTGTTGCAAGGCTTCCTGTGGGGCAATGTCGGCATTTCTCAATTCCTCGCCCAAATCACGCAGCCGACGGCCCAGAGAAGCGTCCTTGACGCCCCGGACATACTCAGGCAGGACGGCGGAGGATGAAACCACCTCCATGCACTGTATCAGGAGATCGTTCGTGACCCCCTCGCATTCCCGGGCGGCTTCGTCCCGGACGGTCGCTACATCCGCCGGTTCCCCGGCGTCGTTCCGGCGCTGTATGGCGCGGAACACAGCGGCAAAGGCCGGGTGCAGGAAATCATCCGGGCGAAGCTCTGCGGCTTCCGGGTACGCCTCAGGGTCGATCAGCAGAGCGCCGATGGTGCTGTACTCGCACAGAAAAGCATCCATGTCAGCCCTCCACGATTTCCCACTCGCCGGTGTCGTGGTTGTACTTCCGTACCGGCTCGGCTGGCTTCGCCGGTGCTCCACGCCCTCGGTCCTGCTCCCTGGAAAGCCAGCCATTCACGAACCGGAGAATCCCGCGCCTTGTTTTGCGCTTTGCCGGGTTGGCATTGAGCCAGCCCTTCATGGCTCTGAGCTGTTGCATAACGTCAACAGCTGGGTAAAGGCTTCCCCATTCTGCGGCCTGCTCTTGCGTTACGGGATAAATATCCCCATCATTCAGCGGAAGCTCGACGACTGGCGGCGCATGAGTCGCTTGCGGCTCTGCGCTTATATCCGGATTGGATTCGGATTCGGATTCGGATTGGATTAGGGCCGCAGATTGCGGCAACTCGCCGCAAATCGCCGCAGATTGCGGCGGAATGTAGTTTTCCAATGGTTCGGGGTATTTCGGTTTGCAATCTCTGACACGCTGATGCTTGACCCACCCGGGGAACAAAAAGTAGGGTTTCCCGTCCACTGTGTAGAGAGAGACGCAGCCCTTTGCCGCCAAAACTTGGAGCGCAGCATCGATGTCCTTGATGGATAACCTTTCCCGGAACGGGAAAACACGTCCTTTTATGATTGCGGGGCGGGCATCTCCGCGCCCCGCGTCATCTGCTTGGGTAATCAATCCGATCCACAGCCGAAATTCAAAGTCCGTCAGTCCAGCGATCTTCTCGCTGGAGCACATGCTTTCTTTGATGATTCTATTCGGCATCTTCGCACCGCCTTAAAACGGCAGGTCGCCTTCGTCCTCGATTTCTGCGAAATCGTCGGCGGGTGCGGGCTGTTTCTTGCTATCCGGTTTGATCTCCTGCTTGGAGTCGCCGAAGTACATCCGGTCGGCCACCACTTCGGTGGTCTTACGCTTGTTGCCGTCCTTGTCCTGCCAGCCCCGGACCTGCAAGCGGCCCTCTACGATGGCCATGCGGCCCTTGGTGAAGTAGTTGGCGGCAAACTCTGCCGTCTTGTCCCACACCACCACGTCGACGAAATCGGTTTCCTTCTCGCCGTTCTGGGGCTTGAAGTCCCGGTCACAGGCCAGGGTGAGGGAAGCTACGGAGGTGCCGGTCTGGGTGTGGCGCATCTCGGGGTCCCGGGTCAACCGGCCCATGATGATGATCTTGTTCAGCATTCCGCCACCTCCAGCCGCTCCGTGTACTTCTCAATGTCGGCGGCCTTGAAGTACACGCGGGGATTGCCCCGGGCCACATGATATCCCTGGAGCAGCCCGTCACGCCGGAGCTCGTCCAGCATATCCGTGCTGATACTCAGCATCCGGGCCGTTTCCAGGCGGGTGTAAAGCATTTTCTTGTCCATGTCGTCCTCCTAAATGTAAGATTTCCCAAATTCACGGCGGAAGTCGTCCTCCGTCCATCCCTGGTCACGCATGATGGTCAGCTGGCCATACCGGCGCAGTCTGCGCATCTGGTCCCCGTTGCGGTGCACGGCGGTTTTGCCGTTGCGGTGGCACCTGTCGCCGCACAGCCATACCACAGCGCCGTATTTCTCGCTCTTGGACCGGTATGCCCCGCCGAAGATATGATGGCGTTCCAGCGGGTCATCCGCCCCGTTTCTGCCGCAGATGAAACATCTGCGTTCCATGTAATCACCTCGGTTCGTCCGGTTCAAACTCCGGGCAATGCAGTATTTGATAGGATTTGTATGCGCCTCCGCATTTGCTGGGGTCCACGGATGTCTCTACGGCGTCCCAACCGGGGACGGGGGTAAAGCTCTGGCTCCAGGAACAGCCGCCGCAGGCGTGTTTACAGCTCCAACAGGGCTGTGTTTTCCGCCCATCGCCGAATATCTCGTCTGCGGGCCAACCGGCCACCAACCGGCTGCGGATGAGTTTTGCGGAGATTTGCGTGATAGCCGCCCACTCGCTGATGGTCCGCGTCTCACCGAGCCACGTGATAGGTGGCGTAGGTTGCGGCGCGTACTGGCATCCGCAGTGCCGCGCACGGCCCTTGCGTAGCCGGGTTGAGTCTACGTGGATGATCTTGCCGCAATCACACCGGCACTCCCATTTGGCGCAGCCATTCGGGCTGGTGCCATCGCGGCGCAAAGCAACGAGCAACCCAAACCGCCGGCCCGCCATGTCTTTCGCTTTACTGCCCATCGTCTTGCCCCCATTCCCGCTTCATCGCTTCCAGCTTCTGGGGCGGCAGATGCTCGATTCTGGCGGACTCGCAGTCCGATACAATCTGGTCGATCAACCGGCTCATTTGCTCTGTATCGTAAGAGCTGGAGCCGTACCATACCGTCACGTTCACGCACCCGGGGATTTTGCTGCGGCCTTGCTCGGCCATCCACCCGATACCCTGCGCCGTCCAGCGGCGGATGAAATCATCTGCGGCCCGCTCCACCATGCACAGAACGTCGCTCACGCCGCCGATGGTCTTGATCTCCTCCCGGTATATCGCTTCCCGGGGGAGGTTGTAGTGCGCGGCCAGCTTGTCCAGGAGCACCCAGCAGTAGGCGTTTGCATCGAGGCTCCGGCCCTTGCGCCTGATTTGGGCGACGTGCTCTTTATCGGCCTGATACTCGTCGCAGGCGTTCATGGCCACCTGGGGGGACTGCACCCGCAGGCACAGCCACGCCCCATCGCTGTCCTGTTGCCAGCGGACGGCGAAAACATCAACCTGTATCATGGGCAATCCTCCAATTTGGGCCAGGACCCCGATGTCAGGCATTTTGCAAGGTATCTCAATCGTGGGAGATACTTGGTATTAACCCATTCGGCGTCGTAATTCACTCGGTGGAAAGAAAGCCGGTGCACATCGATAGGAAGGTAGAAGTTGCACAGCTCGTCCGGCGTAACCCGGTACGCAACGATAATGCATGATTTCCGATTCTGGAACGCGCCGTAGCTGGCAAACATTTCCACTTGGCATTGCATCCAATAGGGCTTTGTTACGCGGAATGCATCTTTCTGGTGCGTTTTCACTTCTGCAATGCAGTCCCTTGTTTCGCCGTCGTAGTTTACTCGGAGGCGCAAATCTCTGCGCCGTATCTGCCGGTCCCGAATCTTAACGCCGATTGCGTCCAGGATTTTATGCTCATACGCTGTCCCAGCCCGCATTGCAGGCGTCGAGAAACTATCCCTACGGATTCCGATTTTTGTCGCCCACCAGCGGCGGAACGTTTCGGTGTCCCAATTGCCCATTACCATGGCCGTGTCAGACGCGCCAATCCAGCCGCTGCGGTCGTGGTTGGAAATCACAGGCGCTCCACCGCCTTCTCCAGGCTTGCCAGCCTGTCGAACCACCCAATCATGGTTGCAAGCTGCTTGTCGTTGATGTTAAGCCCCGCCAGAACGTCGCGGTGGCTCATGCCACCCTGCTCTTTCGCCGTAAGCAACCGTTCCAGGCGTTCCTTAATTGCGTAGATGCTGTGGCGGCTCAAATCGTCTGCACCGTCGTCAGTATCGCCCTCCGCCCAGAGGTCAAATCCAAGGCCGGTGCGCACGGCCACACCCTTGACAAACGCCCGCGCCAATGCATTATTGATGCGGAGCTGGTTCAGCGTATCTTCGTATACCACAAGAGATCCGTTCAGCAGGGGCATATCGTATGCGAAATTCACGTCGTCGATATGAATTTCAACGCGGACAAACCAGCATTCCGTGGTGCGGCCCTTGCTGTTTGTCACGGTGTGCTGGGGCCAGAGGTAGCTCTTTGTTTCGGGGCACTGGCAGGGAGCGTACCATACGCTTTCCGCGCCATTATCGTGCAACAGCTTTGCGCACTTCGCCCAACTAAGATAGGGGACCTTGATTGTTTTGCCGCTCTCGTCCTTTGCGGCTCTGGTATCACAGTAGGGGAGCACGTCCACCTTAACCAGTTCATTAAACGGCTTAAGTGCCATTTCGTTTCCTCCTTCTATTACTCCGTGGGGACTTCCGCCTCGACGATCATGCGGTCAAGGCTGCATCCCTCTATCAGGTCGGCCAGGTACTCGCGCTCATCCCGCGTGAAGTCGTGCAGGAACAGCTTCAGCAGGCCACGGACGCGCTGGCCGCACTTATGGCACACCCTATCGTCCCGATTTTTCAGGCCGTGGCATACCGGGCACTCGTCAGCCGTGTACTCATACGGATTCCCAAGCTCCGTCCCGCAGCGAGGGCAATAATACGCGATGCTGTCTCCGTATTCTTCGGAGTATTCCCGTTTGCGGACGGGTTCCTCAAACACATCGTCGCACTCATCACAGATGTACATCATCGGGCCTCCTTTTCCGCCAAACGGCGCTTTTTCTTGTAGTAAGCGTTATCCGCAGCAACCAAACCTGGGTTTTCCTGCCTGCGGCGTCTTGCGTATGCAGCGCGTTCTTCGCGGTGCGTCTCGTTGTATCTCCGGCACCGTTCGGCGTTATCGCGCTTCCGTTCGCGGTCTTTCCTGCGCTCGTCGGATTTTCCGTCGTACCATCCGATGTGCTTGTACGACGCGGCAAAGCACTTTGAGCTGCAATAATATGTAGTAGCCGCCTTTTTGCCGTCGCGAGGAACTTGGCGAACCCACGGCGTATCGGCTGTCGTAGGAAACGTCATTCCGCAGATCCCGCACTCCCGGATGAGCGTCCGGCGGTGCTCTACGATTGACCTCTTGCAGCTCATTTCCGCACCCGATCTTCCAGAAGGAGCCGTACACCCTGGCACAGGGTATACACCAGATCGTTCTGCCAGATATCCCGGGACATGGCCAGCCGGGTCATGCCGGTTTCGATAGCGTCTAAGGCTTCTATCATATCAGAGCGTTTCGCAGGGCGGGCCACCATCTCGCGGTGCGCCTCGTTAGCCTTGATGAGGGCCTGGATGTGTGTGCGCTGGTTGTCGATGGCATCAGCGGCTGCATGCATTAGCTCGCACATACAACCAAAGGCTCCAACGTCTTCTTCACATTTATACGGGCATGAGTCACATCCACTCCCGTCCACGCACTTCCGCAGTTTGTCCGCAATTTCCTGCGGGGTAAGTCGGTTAATCATCGCTCGTCCTCCCGGTCAATCCAGTCCACCATCCGCATGAACCAGGTTACTGCTGTGCCCACGCCGATGTAGCAGAAAATCCATGCAATCGTCATTCCGCCACCTCCACGATCTCGCCGCGTCTCAGGGTGTACCAAGTGTCCGGCTTGATAATCTCGCCATCAACCCGGGCAAGCTTGGCATCAAAGATATCGCCAGAGTTGCCCCGCTCGGAAACCACGATCCAGTTCCCGAGTGTGCCTTTTGCGAGGCTATTTTGGCCCCACGCCACCGCAATGCACTGTTCCCCGATGGCGGACGCCCTGCCATCGCGACCTGTGACGGTAGCCGTGCCACTCACGCCCGATGCGGCGGCGTTGCCCCTCACGCCCGATGCGGCGGCGTTGCCCCTCACGCCCGATGCGGCGGCGTTGCCACTCA